TATCCAGCAGTTCATTCCACTGCTCGCATCCGGCAATCGGCAGTTTGTCACTGTTGTCAAATACAGTAATCCTCACTCCGGGGGTATGCTTCCATAATGACAGAACCGCAGCCTTCGTCAGCTTCGGCGTATTGTAATGTACTATGCAAGCCAGTGGTCTGGGCTCTGGCGTGACTGTTAATGCCGTGCCTCCCGCTTTTAGTTTCTTGCTTATTTCCTCTTGTACGGTCTTTGCTCTCTTTTCCCAATCACTGATATGCTCATTATCGTTGAAGCAGACAATCCCCGCTTCTGGGTCACGGATAATTGCTGCCAAGCCATTCGTGGGCGTCCCCTTCCCTACATATTGTATCCTGGGTTGATGTCCTACGTACAGTCCTGCAAAGTGTTGGTACAGTACATACACATACTGACTGTATGAATGTTCGTCCCTCTTCATCGGAGACAGGTAACGCCTTATCTCATCACCGTGGAGCTGCCACACTTTCTCACATACGCTTTTCAGCATAGGTGCCATCGAATGCCCGTTCTTCAGCCACGTCTTTGCATAATGCTTTCCAAACGGCTTCGCCACCATGTTCTGTTGGTTCAGGCATTTCCGCTGGAAGGTATTAGGGTTTGCAGGAAAAGGGTTCTCCGTCAGTCGTTGGCAAGGTAATACCGGTCCGTGCGGCTCTTGCGTACGGAAGAAGTCCTCCGGCTCCAAGGGAGACAGGGGAAACATGTCATCGTTTCCATAGATGAAATGTTCACTCAGTTCTGGAATCCTGTGCAGGAACATCTCTATGCAGCACGATGTATAGCAGGGCAGATACTGTTCAGGAATAAAGTCCTTGTGATAGTGGACTATTACCTTCTGACTTTTTACTCTCTGCTCTGTCATCCACGGCTGCTCCTGCGACTCGCTCGCAAGGAGAAGATGGATGTGTCGTATCCACGGCATCCATTTCATCACGCACTGCACCAGCAACTCTTCTGTACCCCAGCTGCGCCACCTTACGTTTTTCGTGGCATCGCCGCTGTGGCACCGACGGTACTCCCGCTGCCACTCTGTGTCATGCGGGAATACCATCGGGATAACGAGGTCAATATCAATACTTCTCTCCATGTCTGTTAAGTGTTTTCTTTCCACGATCGTAACTATCTACAAGACCGTCCTTGCCATAGACATTGAATACTCCTTTGATGCCCTCTGTCAGCGCACGCTCCAACAAATCGCTTTGACGGTCAATCGAAGCCTGCAGTGCCACGGTCTGCTCGGTAGCGACACCCATGCTGCCTGTGTCGCCTATGTTGCTCATATCCCCAAACTCTGAGACATTACCGTCGGCGAAGGCTCTCATTCCACCACCTCCGCGACGTATGGCAGCAATACGTCCGCCGCCGCTGAGGGTCTGGATAGCGTGCCATATTCCCGTTTCGTTCATGGTTATCTGGCGGGTAGTACCTGCGTCGATAATCATCTCGCGGCCTTTCTCTCCGCTCAGGTGGAACTCCGGACCGTTGGTAAGATGTGTCTTCGGGTTGTTACCCATATAGCGGGCACGGTATGTCCTGCCGTCAGCAGCATCCACGTTGTACTGCCTGCCTGGTGTCAGCGATGCAGGGTCTGTGAACTCGTTGACGTTACCCTCGGCATAGGTGAGCATACCTGTTGAGAGACGGCCGGCACCAACTGACGCTCCAGTAGCTTGCGAAATCTGAGCCTTGCTTTTCGCAATCTTTGAAGCTGCGATACCCATAAGACCACCAAGCGTAGCTGAGAGAGCAGCAAAAATGACAGTACCCCAGATAGGATTTATTTTCAGGCACTTTGCCAAGATAGCAGGTAGTGAACCTGCTACTTCTCCTGAGTCTTCTCCCCATTTGGCCGTCAGACCTGCTATTGCTGCATTACCCGCTGCCTGCAGAGCAATCATCTCAAACTTCTGAGCTGAGTCCAGATTATCATTACTCATCGTCTGATATGCAATGCCATATAGGTTGGCTGCCTGCGTCATCTTTGCAAAGAGACTCTGAGTGCTACTTTTCATCTTCTCGTTAGTTTCCGTCTGCGTGTCCGATTGCTTCTTTGCATTCTTGACAATAGTTTCTGTTGTCTCGTCACTGGCTAACCGCTTCATCTCCTCTACAGAAAGATACTCATCCGGCCCAGGCATATAAGGTACGTCAGGGGATTCAGTCGGTATGCTCATGCCGCCACCATTGATGGCGTTTACGTACCCCTCGCTGTCACCTTGATAATCCTCTGGTCCGGGTAGATCTGGAGCAGGAATGTTTGCGTTGTTAACATCAATGCTCTCACCTTTATCTCTTGCACCCATAGAAGCATAGATAGCCTCGGTATTCTTGATTACAGCCTGAGTATTAGCATCAACACTGGCATTCTGTAGCATTGCATTCACTTGGTCGGTAATCATATCCGACATCTTCATGTTGATGTCGTCCATCACCTTCTTCCATGCGTCTGCTACGGCATTCTGCTGCTCTATCTCACGCTGTCTCTCGAGCGCCTGACGTTGGTCGAGATATTCGTAATGGGCAGTTGCGTCTTCGGTGCCTTCGTTTTCAATCACGATATAAGTGCCCGCACCCGGTCCACCGCTGCCCGTCAGGTTCAGTTTTGCCAACTCATTATAGTACTCTGCGTCACCTGCATGGCTTGCCTCGAAGAGTGACTGCAAAGAAGATGTCATAAGTCCTGCCAATTCCCGCAACTGCGTATAGAGACGGTTCTGGCTCTCTTCCAACTGGTTCTGTATGGCAACACGCTGCTTCTCCTCCTCTGCCAGTTCTTTCGTCTTGGCAAGGTTAAGTGATTTCTGAGCGTACTCTGCATCAAAGGAGGCGTTCAGCGCCCTGCGTTCTGCATTCTGTGCATCGAGGGCAACCTGCTCTGCTTCTTCTAATCTGCCTTGTTTCTTCAGTTCCTCAGTCTGTTTCTTCAGGGCTTCTGCCTCACGCTTGCTGGCTTGTGCAGAAGCATTCAACTGGCGAACACGCTCATTGCCTATCTTCTGCATCATAGCATAGTAAACCTGTTGCATTCGCAGTTGAACCTCTAACTGCTTTATGGCGAGTTTGTCTGCCACACGCTGCGATGCAGGTCCTGCGCTTATCAGATTGTTCGCACGGTTCACCTGATCGCCCATAAGCCCGAGGTCGCTGATGGCTTTTTCAAAAGTATCCTTTCTGCTCATGTCGGCACCTGGCAGAACGTCGCTCCACTGCGTTTCCAGCTGCCTCTTGATGATGGTTGCCTCTTTCTTGATGGCATCCTGCACAGCATCATAGGTAGAACGTAGCTGTGCCATCAGACCTTCTTGCATCTGTGGATTATTTTTCATCTCGTCCACCCATGCTTGCAGTCCGGCTTTTGCTGCACGTTGCATCAGTTCCTCTGCGGTAGTAGAGAACGCTGTCTCTGATTCACGGAGGAGAAATGCCAGCTCCTTGAACATCTCTTCTGACTGTTTATGGTTGAACTCCGTCATGTCGGCATTCTTCGCCATCAACTCGTCACGCTCTTTGTTCAGGTGTGCTGTCAGTATGCCCATCGTCGTGAGGTTATCCTGCAAGTCCTTGGTAATACCATTGAACGGACGTTCCTTGTCAAGGATAGCCTGAATGGCATCCAGGTGTTTGCCTACGGCTTGACGCTGACGCAGGAAGTCTTTCTCAGTTTCCTTGTCAAGTGACCCTTTTATCTTCTCCGCAGCTACACGGCTTTTCTCGCCGATAGCCCTGATAAACTTCACAGTCTGGTAAATGTCCTTCTGTACGAAGTCTGCAGTATCACCTGTGCGCTCAGATATGATATTGAATATGGCTTGCTGCTCATCGCTTGCCACTTTCTCTGCCTTGTCAGCATACAACTGTTGTAACTCCGCACGACGCTTTCTCCATTCTGCCTCGTTGGCAAGAGTGCGGTTCTGTGCCTCTGCCTCACTGATTTCTCCATCGTTTTGAGCATCCTGGATTTTCGCCTTGCGCTCAGTATAGTAGGCATCGAGCTCATCAAGATAATACTTCATATCATCCTTTATTTGGTTCTTTGCCCGTCTCTGTGCCTTCGGATCCATCCAGTCACCGGTGTTCGTGAGGTGACGTGCGTGCAGTTCTTCCTGTATCTTTAAGCGCTCGGTGTTGTACCATTCTATCACACTTCGCATGTCTGCCTGTCTGCCCTTAAAGGCTTTCATGAGTGCGGCATCCTCTGCCAACACTGCCTTAACATCGGTGTCGTTCTGAAGAGCATTGACAAACTTGTTCATCTGTTCACGACGTGCCACCAACTGCTTACCCGTCATCTTCTTCCAGTCGGTAGATGCTGCTTCTTCATCGGTGCCATAAGGATTCCTCTGACTGTTATTGTTACCGTTAGTCAAGTTGGTATTTGTGGTTTTTGTGTCTACGCGCTCTTTCTGGTCAATGGCACTTATTTCTTTGCCTGCAACATTACGCAACCTCTTCTCAAAGCTGCTCATGTTCTTGATATTCTTTTCATAGACAGATGCTCTCTTGTCATTCTCAAAATATCCGGAATTGTTCTTGTAGGCATTCGCATAGTTGCGTTGCTGCTGATACATCTCCACAGCTGCCTGTTTCTTTGCATCTCCCTGAGCTTTCTCAAAATTTTCTCTTGCTTTATTCCAATCTTTCAGGATAGTATTTAATGTGGCATTGGTCTTTTCGCGTGCGTTATCTCTGGCAACAGTATCTTTAGCGTCATAATGTGCATATACGTTCTTTTCTTCTTCGTTGTATTTAGAGATGGCTTCTCTGTAATCTTTTGCTGCTCCTAATATTTGAGTGGTTACCCAATCCTTATTTGCTTTTCCTGGTCCACCTTTGTAATCTTTGAGGTTGTTCTTCAAGATGTTCCGGACTTCCTTCTCGAAAGCCTGTTTGTTATCAGCATTTTTCTCGGCTGCTATACGGATTTCACTTGAGATGGCCGCAGACTTTCGATAATTATTCGGGAAATATTGGTTTATTCGTCTTTCCAGTGCTCCGCCTTTCTCATTGACATCCTTGCCATATTTCTCCTCAACATTAGCCAGACCAGCCTCTCTCTGCTTCAATGTGATTGTTTCACGTAACCTGGCATTGATAAGCTCACGGGCCGCTGCTAATTGTTCTGCGCTGGTAGTCTCACTAAGCATATAACCGAGGTAGTCACTATACTTGGAGTTGATTTCGCGAATGGATTCTGCATGTTTGATATTAGCCCTTTCCAGTTCTTTCTCCGCATCAGCAGTATCCTTACCCGCTTTCTTTAGTTCTTCCAGTTTCTTGCGTTTGTTCTCCAATTCTACGCTGGATTTTGCCTCTGCACGGAAGTGGTCTTCTATCGCTTTCACACCCTTCCTGTATTCTTCCTCCAGGTCTGCCACAGCCTTCTCTACGGCAGACATAGCTCCCGCTGCACTCTTGAGCTGCATTACCAGTATAAGCACAGCACCTGCTATGGCAGTGAAGATATTACCCCACTGTGCAGCACTCATTGCCTTCATTTCCAAAGAAACCAATCCAATGGCTATACGCCAATACTTAAATACATTGATTACACTATTGACGGCATTTACCACCCCTGCACCTAATCCAATCTTTAACAAGCCTACAAGAGTGAGGATTGTCAAAAGTGAAGCTCTAAGCGGTCCGGTAATCAAATCTATGAGTCTTCGCAGCAAATCAATCAGAACTCCGAGATAACGCTGCGCCGTGTCACTTACAAACATTTCTTCGACCTGGTTCTTCAACCTCTCCCACTTTGCGGCAGTGGTCTCGTTCATCTTGTCAAACTCATTCTGTATGGCGATATTCTCTTCATAGGCAACCTTGGCTGTACCCAACTGTTTACGTAGCTCATCTACATTCTGACTCAGTCCTGCGAATACGATGCCTGCACGAGCGCCCTGCTGGTTCAGCATTTTCATAACTTCCTGCATACCGGCCATACCTAACAAATCCTCAATAGAGTTTTCGTCCAGGTTGTTGTCCTTTATGTGCTGTAGGATCATCAGGATTACATCCATACCGCGTCCTGCATCGAACAGCTGACGTATAGAGTCCGGCGTGACACCAAGTACCTGTGCAAGGTCGAAAGCATTATTCCTGATCGCAGGAATCATTCGAGACAGAGCCGTTGCAGACATCTCTACTCTCATACCCAGAGAACTGATGGTAGAACCGAGGGCAGCTATCTGGTCAATGCTGATGCCACTCTGAGCACCTATGGCACCTACACGCTTTATGAAGTCTGTTATCTCCGGAGCAGTACTTGCACTGCTGGCACGCAGACGGTCAACGGTGGAAGCTATCTTCTCCATAGCTACGGCGGTAGCACTGGAGCCCTCGACGGTTCCATCTTGTAACTGCTTGCGGATTTTATCTACCTCACCAGTAGCGATGGCAACACGCATAATCTCAGTAGCTGCCTCTTGTCCCATTTCAGGCAGGGCAATCATCATCTTGTTTGCTGCCTCTGTAAATCCCTCTACGTCTTCGATGGTTTTGAGACCTAACTGTCCGGCGCTGGCTGAGATATTCATCAAGTCTGTCAGGCTGGTACGAACATCAAGTTTCTTCAGGTTCATAGACAACCTGCCTACCTCCTCGGCAGTAAATCCAGTAGTCTTGCGAACCTCACCCATCTTGTCGGAAAGTTCCATAAGGTCATCCATCGTGCCAGTCATTCGCTGCCATACGGCATTGAAACCCTTATACATTCCGACATAGGTCTTCAACCTACTCCATGCCTTAGTCCATACACCCGTGGATGCCTTGGCCTGGTCCTCCATTCCTTTGAGGACAGTTTTGGCATTCTTAACCTGTTTGGCTAATGTCTCGTATTCCTCGCTATTCCCTCCAAGTGATTTTTGCATAAGATGCAGTTCACCATCAGCACGCTTGATAGCTGCACGTAGCTCGTCAAGATTAACTGCCTGTTTAGGACTCTCCATCAGCTGGTACATCTTCTCATGGGAGACATTGAAATTATCCTGCTCAAACTTCAGTTTCCGCAGATTCTTCGTCAAGTCTTCCAGTTGCTGTTCTTCTTCCTTTGTTGATTCACCGAGGTCTTTCTTGTACCTGATAGTCTTGATAATAGATTCACGCTGATAATCAAGAGCCTTGGTGGCAGCCTGTATCTGCTGACTGGTGTAGGCAAAGGTATTCGTGCCCGCTTCCGATGCTATCTTCTCCGCTTCGGTAAGAGACATCATATCCCCGGAAGCCTCTAACAGCTCGCGATTCATATCCTCTATGACCTGACGTAATTCTGCCCAGCGTTGCTTCCCATCAGTAGTGGTACGGTCCTGAGCCATAGCCTCCTCTTCCAGGAGCTTTATACCCTGCTTGATCTCCTCGCGGGTCATACGCATCCTCTCGCTCCTTGACTCATAGCGTGCTTTCTCGGCAGCACTAAGTTTCTCTTCTTCGGCTACGGCTTCTTCGTAAGCAGCGCGTGCCGCTCCCTGATTCAACTTCGCCGCTTCGAGGTTTGTCTTGGCTCCTTCTCTATTACTTTTGGCTTCATCCCTGCGGTCGTAAGCGCCTGCAAAATCCTGATCGCCATAGAGTTTCCTTTCTATCTCCTTCTTGCGCTGTCTGTCTCCAGGCAATAAAAAATTCCTTTTTTGAACTTCATCATCCCAGGCCGCTTTATCTTCGTCATTCTCAGAAGCGAATGTTCCTAAAAAGTTAGAAAGCCAATTTTTGCGTTTCTGCTCTTTCTTATTAAGTCTGTCGAGCTCATCCTCTAAATCTCTTACTTCTTCCTCTGCCTCCTGTAATTCTTGCTCATAAGCGTCGAGGACTTCCTTCTGTTTCTCTACGGATGCCGTACTTTCATCATAAGCCTGTTTCAACGCCTCACTTTGCGTGTGTGCCATTTTCTCTGCAGCAGACATAGCACGCGCAGCTGGTTGACCATCGCTACCAGAATGTTCGTTAAACCTTTGGATAACCTCATCGGCACTTGCAAAGGCAGCCTTAGCCTTTACTGCATTCCCCTTTAAGGACTCTAACTGTGAAGACAGCGCCTCTACTTGTGTTCTCGTAGCCTCGAAAGTATCCTTACCTGCTCCGTTCGGGTCCTTGATAAGCGCTTGGTATTCTTTCAGTAACTTGATAGCCTTTGTGAGCTCGTCTATGCTGGCTGTAGAAAACTCTCCACTTTGTGCCTTGGCAAGAGTGTTCTCCATTTCATTCATCGCATCAGCCTGCTTCTTGGCTGCACGTTCTGCCTTTAGTCCGAATTGCTCCAGGTGCTCTTCTGCTTCAATAATAGCTTGCGAGTACTTCTTGTGCTCATCTTCCCCTACGACAAGTGTCTTCTGATACTCCTTTGCTGCCTCGATAGACTTGCGCAGCTCTCCTTCACTGAGTGTAGTAATGTCCCCCAGCAGATTACCGGCTGACTCCTGTATTGCCTTGACAGACATTTCATCCAACAAAGACTTCGCCTGCTCCATATTCTTGCGATACAGAGCTACATTCTCGGCTGCTTCCTTCGGGTCGTCAGCCAGTCGCTGCCAATAGTTTATCTGTGCTTTCAGCGCACTCTCGGTCAATGCGTCACCTTTACCCAACTGGTCTTGCATCAGTTGGATACTCTCAGCTTGCCTCTGAGAGGCACGCTCTGCCTCCACACCAAATTTGCTGATGCGGTTCTCGGCGACAACGATAGCCTCTGAGTATTTCCTGTGTTCCTCCTCACCTACGACGAGTGTCTTCTGATACTCCCTGGCCGCCTCGATGGACTTGCGCAGCTCGCCCTCGCTGAGTGTGGTGATGTCACCCAACAGTTTGCCGGCAGACTCCTTCAGTGCTCCCGCATTACGCTTCTGCTCTTCTGCGTTGATAGCTTTCAGGTTCTGCTCAATCTCTTTCAGTTTCGGGTCGTTACGCTCTGCACCGTCGTACATCGCCTGCCAGAATTTACGTGTCTCTGCAACAGCGTCATTAGAGAGATTACCAATGTTCTGAATACGCTGCTGCATCATCTCTGTAACAGGCTCACGTCTGAGCTCGTCAGACTTGTGCTTCATCTCGTCAAGACGCTGATTATATTGCGCAATGAGCCGTTCGTTTTCAACCCATTGCGGATTACTGTCACTGAGAGTTTTGTTTTCCTCTTCGAGTACGGCAATAGCCCTGCGTATGTTATCTGCAGTCAGTTCCTGAGCCTGAGCCTTTTTCTGCTCGGCTTCTTGCATCTTGGTCGCTTCTGCTCCTATCTGCTGGTTAAGCTGCTCAGTTTCTTTATTTTGCTCCTTTAATGTCTCCACGCTTTTCTCACGTTGAGCATTTAGAGCCTGGTCATTGTCTTGTAGCTCTTTTAGCTTCTTTGCATTCTCGTCAGAGTTCTGATTTTGTTGCTCCTGCAATACAGCAACTTCCTTGTCTGCCTTGATAGACTTTTCCTTGGCTGCATTTAGTTTCTCCTCAGTCTTGGCATGTTCCTCTATCTTTTGATTCAGGTCGGCGGTTGTGCTTGAAATTTCCTTTTGCAGACGTTCCTCCTCTTCCGTATCGCGAATAGATTGCTGTTGCAACTGGTTCAACTTCTCCTGCTTCTCCTTGCGTTGAGATTTCAATAATGCTATCTGCTGATCAATAGTGGCTTTTTGTTCCTCTATCTCTGCCAGTTCTTTCGCTGACTGAGCATTGCGCTCGTTGGCAGCAGACTGCTCGTCGGTAGCTTGAGTTACCCCTTTTGTAATAGCAAAAAGCTCTTTGCTTTCATCAACATATGCTTTCCATGTCTCAGGATCAAAAACAAGTTGAAGAATGCCCTGATTTTTGTCAAAAGCTCCTCCTTTGATAGGCCCACCACTTTTACCGAGAGAGAACCGACGCAGAACTTCCATAGCGGTACTTATGTCATCCCTCCCATATTCGTCGCTTAAACCATACATTTCGGCTACGTTCTTGGCCACATTTTTTAGTTGTTCCTTGTTCGCTGTCTGGAAACCAGTTTCACCGTGGTATTCGTAGTTTCCGCTATCGGGGTTAGCCTTTAATATGAATGCTTTTACACGATTAAAAAATTCAGCTGGATTAGAGAGTTCAAGTCCATTATCTCCTCTGAGAGTGACTGTTGATTTCTCCTTCCTTTTATCAAGGGCTGCCTGAGCCTCTTCCGCACTCATCTTGATAGCCTCGCCGTCTTTCTTGGCAGCCTCTGCTCCTGCAGTTTGAACTGCAGTCAACTTCTCACGCTGCTTCTTTAACTCCTCTATCGTGCCGTCTAAACTTTTGATGTTTTCTGTCAGTACCTCTACCTCGCTCGTATCCACCTTTGGTGTAATAGACTGCGTACCCAATGCCTGCAATTTTCCATTGAGCTTGCCTACTTTATCCGTAAGGCCTTCAATAACAGCACTCTCCTTTTCAAAGACTTCCTTCTGTGTCTCGTAATCAGCCTTCGCCTGCTCAGCAGTTTTACGAGCCTGCTCGGCTTTCTGACGGTCGGCTTCGGTCTTTTTCTTGTCTGCCTTGATGGATTTCTCAGTAGCGTCAATCTCTTGCTGATTTTTAGCAATCAGTTTGTCTGTTTCTACGATAGCTTCACTTGTAGCGCGAGCCTCTGCCTCCTTCGCATCCCTCTGCTCAGCCAAGCCGGCAATCTTTTCTCTGCTTGCCTTGATTTCTTCTTCGTGAGCCAAACTTGCCTGACGCGCGGTTTCCGCTCCTTCCTTAGTCAGTTTCTTTGCCGCTTCACGCGCATCGTTGGCATTCACAATTTCCCCACGCAGACGACGCTCGGCATCTATCTGCTGCTGCTGATGATGGTTCACCTCATCCAGTTGCAGGCGGTAGTCGTTCCACTCTTTTGTACCCTGAGCAGTAGCATTCATCAGGTCTAATAAACCATCCTTTGCTCGTTTCAGCATATCAGCACTGACATTGCCACCATCATGAATGGTCTGCAGTACATGCTGTACCTCTCCCTCGAAGCCTCGGATGGCAATACGTGTCTCCTCCAGTACGGCATTATAAGCACGCAAAGCCTTGGCATCGTCCGCATTACCTGGCGAGAGGTTCTGCATACGTGCCTTCACTCCACGCTCGCCTGCCTTCAGCTCCTTTATGGTCAGTTGCTCCATAGTACCCGTCTGCGCTGCTTTCCATACCTTGTCGGCAGCTCGCACTCCTTTGGTTAGCTCGCGCTGAGCATTGATTACATCCTTCAGCTTACGCTCCAACTGTGACAACTGGTTCTTATAGCCTATCAACTCTGGGGTTTCAACCTCTACGTCGCCAATGGCTTTGATTTTCTGCTGTACGCTGTCTATCTCTCCCCTGAGTTCGGAGGCTCTATTTTGCATTGACTCCAATGCGGCATTTGCATCACGTGCCTGTACCTGAAATTGAACTACTGAGAGTTCTGTCCTTACTCTGCTCATATTGTGTACTGTGTTTGTGTCTGTATATTGTTATCTTGCTTCCCGACTTACCTTCGAGCCTTTGGTCTCGTACATCAGTCGTCGTATCATCTGCTTGTTCTCTATGCTTGGTCCAAGGGCGAATGCCAGCATGGCGATACCTGACAGTGAGTAAGAGTTCTCCAGCATACGGGTGAACTTCACAGCGTGCTTACGCATCTCCGTAGGTATAGAAGGCTTAGCTCGCCGAGGACGCCCGTCCGGCATTTGTATTGGCCCCCACTGACGGTTAGGAATGCTTGGGGGGAGACCTATAAACGGCATCTTGCGACCTAATGCCAATTCGACGAACTTGGCATAATAGAGATAGCGTACCTGCCACACTTGTCGGTCGCCGCCAGCATCTGCCCATGTGCGCCACTTAATTGAACGAATGAGCGCTCCTGTTTGCTTTGCCTTCTGTCTGGACAGGTTAGCTACGCTGTCTCTCCAACCGAGTTCCGTAAATTTGTCTATCCACTGTAATACACGCCTGTCACGCCAGTCAAATGGGGCGAGCTTAATCTTGTCACCGTATGGATCGTTTTGAAGGTATATCGGTTGCTGTGCCATAATCACGAATATTTTTTACAGAAAAAAATACAAGTCCTTAATCTTTCAATGTTTCGTCTTTTCTTTCGTCAAGGTTCACCATCCTTACGATGACTTCTGACAAGCAATACTGCCAACGCTTTTTAAGTTCCCCGCCGCATCTGTCCACGACGTCAATTCTCTTCAGAAGTTCCTTCTCGAAGAGGCCGAGAGAACCCGCACCATAAGCAGGCAGGTCTTCCTTTTTCAGCTCCTGCTCGCAGAATGCCACGAAACGCAGTGTACGCAGACGTGACTCTTCTTGATTCTGCCTTATCTTCTGTGCAAGAGATTTATAGAATGATACGCCACCGTCAGGTCCTGTCGTTACAAAGCCTTTATTCCCCTTCTCGCTTTCGGTCATAGCACCATCTTTTGCAGAAGATTGTTTGCTGGCCATTATCTCCAATAGCGCCTGGGCTGCCAGTTCTGCGTCATCGGGGCTGGGAGTGACAGGTGCAGGTGATATACCCTCAACAGAAAGAGTTTCACCCTTCCCATTCTCTGAAGATGCAATAGGCTTTTTGCTGAAAAATTTCTCAAAGAATTTCATATACTTTTTTGTTTTCAAGATATGAAGAATGCAAAACGAAATCAAGGGCAGTCCGGTACACGGATTTTCAAGATTTACTAATGACTTTATATGACAAATGCAATCCGTCAGTAGTGATTTAGATTAATGCAAAAAAAAGAGAATACAACGGGCATCACTGCTTGTCGCATTCTCTTAAAAACCAAAAACTATACTATCTTTATACCAACGTTATTCTAAGCCTTTTCCCCGGCAATCGTTTCTACAGTGCCAGTCTTTGAGTTGTCAAGGGTGGTAAGGGTCTGCTGGACGACATGCCACTCTGCCCCCGCCCATTCATTAAATGCAGCCACGTTATTCAGGAACCGCAGATACAGCCTTTGATGTACGTTCAGCTGTTGTTGTTTTAACAGGTGCATCTCGCGTAATGCTGTGCCTCCATTGGATGCAGCTACCATAGGTACGCCCACCAGACGAGGATCTACCTGCAGGGCGAGGAAGATAGGAGAAGTGGATAGTTCCAATTCTTCCTTTCCCGCTTTAGCGTCAGCACTCGTCGTTTCAGTAACGTCAACTATTTCTACATTCCGATGTTCCTTGCCGTCCTGGCCGAGCCACATCCACTGGCGCATGGTCTTGCCGTGGTTGTCGCGATGACGAAGGAACTGTTCAACATTCTGGTCGAGCTGATCGATAAATTCCTGCTGTTTCTCCTTGTCTCCCTGATAGCCTTTGTCGGAAAATACTTGATCGAGGTAGTCAAGGGATATGTATATTATACGACCCCATGTCGTTGAGTTCTCACGAGCCTTATACTTGTCGTACAGAATAGTAGCGGAGAAATCAAATGCTTTGGATGTGAAGATGCTCCACCATGCAGGCTGGGGATAGTATGGCTTGTTCCCAGATGGGTAGTACGTAGGGCAGATGACCCAAGTGGGGCGGGCGTTTACACGGGTACGCTGGTTCTGCGCCACGATGTCACGCAACTTAGCCAACATATTCTGAGGCTGCGCAGCAGGATACATCACAATCTGCTGCTTGTCTGCTCCGAGTGTTGCAGTCTGCGTGGCTCCGAGAGTGCGCCACTGGTCGCTGACGTAGCAATGGTTGGAATAATAAAAAAGGTCCTTACGCTCCATGCGGACGATGGAGGCTGGGAAGAATCCTACACGCACGATCTTCGGGTTCCACTTACCGCGTCGCCCGCGCTGCAGGCCTACTGTGGGGAAGAATATGTCAAGCATGGTGTGGTCCTGCATACACTGCGAGAAGTGAAGGTCAAGGTTGTTCTCCTCCAGAAACTCCTTTGCTCCGGGCACATGCGTTGTCACACCATCATCGCCAGTCTCGTCATAACCAAACCATGAACGCTGCCAGGCTTCATATTGCTGACGGGCACGCTTCAGTGCAGGTGACTCCTGTTCCTGATTTTCCGTAGCACCTGGAATTACAGGAGCAATAACTTCACCTATACTGTCGTTCGCATCTGATGCAAGTCTGTCCACCTCGTCATGCAGTTTTTCTCCGGCATTCTTGTATTCGCAAAGCGTACCGTCAGGGAGTTGGTACATAAGACGTACTCCGAGGCCTGTTATCAGGTCGGCGGTATAACGCAACGGTGCTGCAGTGTAGGGTGATGTCATAGCGAGAGGCGGGATGACAGAGGGAATATTATTGCCTGCTCCCCACTTTACATAACCTAATCCTAATGGTTTGCCGTCCTTGTCTTTAACGCTTACCACAGTGTCGTCACGACTGTCGAACGACCACGCCACCTTCGCCAGCGGTCCATTAGACCATGTTCCTGCTCCCATACAAGTTGCCATATCCTGTGCTCCTGCATTGGCGGCATCGGATACTGCAAGACTTACTTCTCGCACCGGGCCGGGACGTAAAACATCGAGGGCGACATATCGGTTGGCCGTGAGCCGTTGGTGCAGCTTCTGATATTCGGAATAGGTAGCCGGCTTATGAATAGTCATTCTACCAGCGTTACCCATACTGCGGTTCTTATTCTTGTTCGACATAATAATCTTGTTTTTTGTCTGCAAGATACGTGCAAAATGACTGTGAGTCAAGGGCAGAGAAACAAACAGAGATTAATTAAACCAGCGTATCTCAGGAAAGCCCTGATAGCCCTTCTCCCATACAAACCAGCCGTAGGCTGTGGCAGAACCGCCTGTATGCTCGAAATCGCCGTTCATCGCACACTTCAGTCTCGCATGGCTGACCCATACCCTCCGGGGGGGGTATTTCTCAAACAGGATGGATCTCTTCTTTCCTTCCAAAAACGTGAGTTTCAGGAACATTGCCACTTTCCTACCTTCAGGAATAATCTCCAATGCTTTCTCTACAAACTCCTGAGCAAAGGCATAGGGAGGATTGGTTACAATGTCACCCTGCCATTCTGTGTTACAGTCTGCGAGAAAGTCTGCCACCTTTCCAAAACCACGGTCGGCAAGGTCACGGCTTTCCACTCTGTAACCAGCATCCATAAGCACGCGGCTGATGTGTCCCTCACCGCACGAAGGTTCCAGTATCGGTGAGGTAAGTTGTTCTATCTTCGTCAGCCACTCCGTCGCCGCCGGCTCCGTTGCATAGTAGTCCTTGTCTGCCCTTGGGTGGTCACAATGGTTACTCGCCCCGATAGTCTTAAATGTAGATGCGGTTCCACCGCGCCAGTCCTTTGCCATAAATTCGTATTTGTGATTGTTAAAACAGTGTCAGTTGTCGTTGCTCCTTCTCAATTCTCTCCAATGCCTTTTCAAAATTTAACACAACTCTCTTTTCGTGTTAAAGAAAACCATAAAAAGGCACACGTTGTTTACCTTGGTATAGTTGCCAGATTACTAAATCTTCCTCTTAGTCTGCCGCCTATCTTTGGCTTGCCACCGTTGCTAAAGAATTTCACGGCAATAATCAGGTCGTCAAGGGCATCTGTTATATCGGATCGGGTTCGTGGATCTCCGCCAAGAGAGTCAGGGGCGGTGCTTTTTAACTTCTCGTGACTTTTGTCCTTCTTGAATGTTCCAGGAATAATGCCTGTGTTTTCTATTGCAGTAATGAGATAGTCATTGCGCCCTGCCTCACGGTTAATGCGCAGAGCCGGCGATTGTTGGAAGGATAGAATATCGTTGATCAGCATGTATTTATCCTCACGCCACATTGAACCGCCAAGGTCTACATCCGTCACCTTCCATCCCATTGCAGTGAGTTCCTGTACCACCACACGGTCGAAGCGGTTGTCCTCTGCACCTTCTACGGCATAGGCTGTAGCGCCTCCCTGCTTTACAGAAGCAGTGTAATAGAATATAACTTCACCGTTGCGTCGAAGATGGGGCTTGTAATAATCGGTAAAATCACGGCACAGAGCGCGTAATTTCCTCTCGTTCATTGTGAACAAGGACTTCAGAATCATCAGCGACGGCTTCCCCTCGAATGTGCGTACCTGTCCTACGACAAAACAGTTCAGGTTGGCATTGCAGTCCATAGAGATACGCAGAGGTTCAGTATAATCCACATCTGTATCCAAAAGACAGTTGTCAGCAGCAGTACGAGCCTGTTCAAGGTCGATACTCTCCGTTTCGTACTGCGTGGGCCATCGCTGCACGTCAAGTGCAGTGCCTTTTTTCTTTACGGTGAATTTGTCAGCAATTAAGTCATAGGTTTCTATGTCGCTACAAGTATATCCGTGTATATCTATGTCGAAATTAGAGTAGAAACCATCTTTAGCCGCACCCTTCTTCTGCCCGAGGATTTGGATTCTGAAAAGCAAGTCCGGCAGTTCTCGTTTCATCTGCCTTACCCATGCCTCGCCTCCAAGTATTGCTGCATTCTCCAGCGATGAGAAATTCCAGAAGGTTTCTGACTGTGAGCGTAGCAAGTGCAGCCGTTTAAGATAATTATCGTTCTGTGCCAGCTCTACTGCCATTCGCGGATTAGTCTTCTCTAAGTATTTTAGTTCGGCTAACATCTCTGCTATCTGGTCGTTAATCTCACGGGTTTCATACTGTTCCTCCTTTTCCCATTGGCACTGCTGTTGCGTCAGCCCGGCATCACTTACGAAACAGGTAGAGCAATAGTAGTTGTTAATCTTCGGATCTATTCCATAGCCCCACCGTCGTTGCTCCACCTTACGTGCGGAAGGTGGCATGAAATCCCCTCGTAGCGTCGGGTAGGCTTCTTCTTTCACACGGGCCCACGGCAAGTATTTTGACTCATCGCCACATAGCCATGCAGCATTGATACCGTTACAGCTTCCTTTTACGGCCATACTCGCAGCCTGGATAACCGCACCTGTCTGTATATGCACGCAGCTCTCCCACACTCTCGGCTTGGCAAGCGGATACTCCCACCGAAGTTTTGCTGGTGCCTGTCCGAGAAAGTAAAACACGCCCTCAGGGAACCCCATCATATTAAAACCCTTCAGCATGTTTGGCATCGTTCGTGTATAGAGCTGTTTGGCACTGGCGCCGAGGAACAATCCTATCATACGACGCATACCAAGCACACATTTCAAGTTATAGACAGACAGGTATATCGTCTTGCCCCAACCACGGGCGCAGCGCAGTTTGGTATGCTTTGACCCAAAGTTATACACGTCAAGCTGACCACGGTGCATGTAAATCTTGTGCTGACCATCACCCGTCAAATCAACAGTACCACCCTCCAAAGGCTTAGGCTCTTCCACATCAGGTAGCATCTTGCTCTCAAAGTGGTCACTGCTTATATTCGGATTTACCCCTATTCTTGACATAAAATACTAATATCTGTTTCTAATTAAAGATGATTAATCTTGCTGTCCGGGATTATCTTCTTCGATGTCCGTTGTGCGTCTCGCCATCATCATTGCTACGCGTTCATCTACAGCCTTGCGTTTGTCATCAATATACGCACCATACTTACTCATAATACGAAGTGTCTGCTCATCCGTCTGTTCATCCTTTGTCGGGTCTATTTCCTTAGCAGAAGTAGTCACCACAGCAGGAAGGAAAGCGGCCTTTGCAAAATCCAACTGCTCGCTCTCAGGTTTGTCCAGCCCGGCAACCTCGAAAAGACGCTTGGAACCTTTGTCCAATGCCATCACGTTGTCCGTTTCCATACCAATGCGTATCATGCGCTCTGATGCTGCTCGCACCTTTGCTTCATCCTGACGGCGACTGGAAATATTGATATGTTCCACAACAAAGTCGAACAACCATTTGTCCTTTTGTGCTGCACGCCACTCGCTCTGAGGGTCTGCAAAATTTCCTTTGCATAGTTGCTTGAACATGCCGAACACATCGAGGAACGGATTTTTTACCCACTGCCAATACACATGCTGCACTCGTGCCATTCTCCGTTTCTGGTCCGTGCGCAGGTTCAGGTCATCAATGGGCACACCACTTTCAAAGTGAAGAAGCGACCCTCGCATCAACTCTTGAGGTATAGTTGATTCTCTTGCCATATACTAAATTCTCATTTGTTCAGATAGATGCAATAAAACTCTCCCACTTGCCACTATCGGTTTTGCTGTCGGTGGATTTCCCATCAGTCTGGTAAAGAGCGCCGTTGTTCCATCCGGGAATACCAGGACATAGTTTGCCAGTTATATCATAGTGCCTCACTATCCTATTGCGTGGAATATCATACATAAGCATAAGGTAGCGAGCCAATTTCCGTGTCAATTCTAACTCCTTGCCAGTAAACGACCATCCTTCATGGTTCGGTACGGCAGCAGATGTGCCACCTCGTAGGTTGGAGCATATCTCTATGCTTACGGAATTATGGTTTGTTGCTATACCGTAGAGTTGACCGCCGCCAGACCATTTGTTTCGTGCGTCACCCACAGCCCAACAATAGTAGTTGTCTATATCAGGATTTACCTGTACCACGGCAGTATCATCTACTACGAAGTCTGCCGATCTATTCCGAGAGGGGAATACGTTTCTCGTAGCTTGTGCCATACCTGACCTGCTTGATGCACCTGCAGTATAATGTATGGCGATATACTTCACGTTCCTACCTTTTGCAGCTGTGATATGCTTATGGATGTAACTCGGTGTGATTGTCAGCCCCACAAGCCGTGCTATCGTCGCCCGGCCTACGATGCCGTCTGCTATCAGCCCGTGCGCAGACTGCCATGCTTTTACCAGTTCTGTGGTCTTAGCGCCCCAGACGCCATCTGCCTGTGCGCCAACCAACTGCTGTATCATCTTGACTGACTCTCCCCTACTCCCTTGTTTGTATATCGTTGCCATAGTCCTAATTGTAAATTTTGCATTATGAATTATGAATCAGTAACAAACCTCCTCGCCGTCATTCCAGCCTTCGTCTATCTGACAGGAGGATTTCTCTTTCATATACATTACACGCTGGTTCCCGAGCCAATGCCACCGGAAACCATACCGACCTGTAAGTAACTGTTCTGCTTCCGGCCATGGATCACCTACGTCGATTGAAGCCCTCAGCCCCATAGCATCGCGTAGCTGCCCAATATCCATCACTTCGCAGCCTATGTCAAATCGTGGCCATGACTCCCATCGGTCCGCGAACGCAGCAACCGAAGCCTCGATATTGTCCTTCGCTGCCTCTATGTCTGTCACCTTCTTGGGAACATTCTGTTCCTGGTCGTTGTTCTTTGCCATAGTCACATTAGTATGAGTTCTTTTGCATTTCGTGGCACATGGGCAGTCACTCCCTTCTCCCCGCAGATTTTCAGCATCATCTTGTCACTCCATCGTTCGCAGTGCATACGGCTGTTCACACGCATGTCAGGACACAGCCCACATAGTGCATACTCTTTGCCGGAAGCATCAATGGTTGCCTCGCGGTGAGTACAATTCAAACAGTTTTTATTCACAGTTAAAGTTGCCATATCCTTTCCTGTAGTTTGTCCATATTATTTCTTCTATGCGGTTTTTGCTCTACGGCACTGCTTTGATATACAGGTCTTCGTCTATACAAACATTCAGAGGTTCCTGCCTTTCAAACTGTATCAATACGGCGTACCAGCCGTTTTCAAGAGGACCTATTGACTGAATGTAAATATAATCCTCCATGTTGATACGCCCGAAGTCTCCATTAGGGGAATCCTTCTCATGTTTGTCAAGAAGCCATGAAAGGAAATTCCGGGCATGATACCACGCTTCCTCTTTTGCTTCCGTAGCAGCGTCCCCGTCAGCCATATCCCTCGCCCTGACAAAAAAGTAAATTGGATAGTTGCGATTCGGCATTGTAATCTTGCCGCCGCCTTCCACACTTGACTCCATTACGACGCAAGGCGAAAACGAATTACTGATACCCTTAGCCAGTTCCACGACACCTGCTGTGGAATCTGTCAGATAGAAGCGTCTGTTACCGTTTTTCGGGTTGTCCAACATCGGTCTGTAACTCTTGCACCATTGGCGCACAATCGAATGAAATGTCATAATTGTATGGTTTTTACATCCTACAGAAATAGCGCAGAAAATCTTTTCCGCGCCTTCTGTAGGACTTATTGTATAATCAAGGCCATTCACCTAATGGCTTTCCGAATTTGCCGCCTTTGGGTTCTTTATAGGAATTGAAGGCCGGGTTCCAGTTCGATATCTCACCCGTTACTGCATCAATGAAGATGACATCATTAATATCACCTATTACCCACTGTGCGTTGCATTGCATCGGGCCGACAGGCAAACGTAGCGTCAGAGTCTTGGAACCATCAGGTATAAGTCCGTTCCATTTCTTTAATATCTGCAGCACATCCTCCGCGCTCAAATTAATCGTACATTCACTCATGTCTGCATCCTCAATCCATACATCCTGAATAGGCCAGGGTATCTGCAACCCATTCTTTACATTTGAATTTACATACTGCACCCACGGCCCATCCTGCCAGTAATAAAACACGTCGTTAATATCCGTAACGTGCAAGTTGTCGATATTCTCCGCTGTGATAACATCATTAAGCAGTACCTGTGAGTTGCGCCACTCATACTGGTTGCCATTGACGAGCGCATTCATCGTCTGGCGATGCAGTGCCTGAATATGGCTCACGCCTGCAGTGAAGTCCTGCACTACCCCGTCATAGTCGTGATAGATCTGCGTATTGACACTCCCACCCTGCTTCTGCTTTTCGGACTGGCAAGAGCTACAGCCCGTGACCATTATACCGGCTATCGCCAGCAACAAGCCAATAAGAAAACTCTTTTTCATTGTGTTAATTAAAATGGTTAGTTAAACATCATGGTTCTGATATTCTTCAAGAATTGTCTTTGTTCCTTTTTATGCGGGGAGCTAATGATGTGAGTCCATCGAAACGTGCTTGTAATTTTGCATTCTCTTCTTGTAATTTTGCATTCTCTTCTTCTAATTCGGTAAGACGTTTAGCATAAGCCCTCTCCGTTTCTACAAAAGAGACATCGTCGGCGAGAAGAAGATGGTAGTCATCATGCTCGCCATAGAGCCTGCGCATACCGTTATCAAGTAGCTCTTGCCGACAGATGAAATCTATACTTGTTATTAGTCGGTCAGAACTGTTACCGTAGTCCTGATTATTGAGATCATCGCCGACAATCTTTGCGGCATCATCAAATGTGGCACTCACCACATAAAAGTTACCACATCCACGTGTATGAACCTTAAATAGACTTCTGTTTACCATATCGCCTCCTTGCGTTTGGAAATCCCTGTTATTTTTCAGTTCCTTTCTTCTGGACATTCATCTGCTGATACATCTTCTTCAGTTCCTCCGGTAGCAAGTCACGGCGTATCTGTTCCTTTGCAAGTACACCTACAGCGGAGTTCGCAAGTTGCCAGAGCAACACTACCTGCTCATCGGTCATATTGCTCAGGTCCACATCCTTGTCGTTCCAGCGGGCCCATACCGTCATCTTGTTACTCCATCCGAAATACGTCAGCCCGAACTTTACTCGTGCCCTTCTCACCATCTTCTGGAATTTCTCTTTGTCAAGTTCTTTCATCGTTGTAGTAATTTATAATATTTAATTCACATTACTTTTTCTCATCTTCAAGATTGATACCGTAGTAAGCGGCAGCTTCCAGCACCTTCTTCGTTACCGACTGCTCACCGCCAATCGCAACCATCTCATGGTACTTCTGTATCCATTTCTCCTTTTGCTCATCTGTATTCGCATTACGTGTGTCAATGAGCCACTTGCGGATTAGCGCGGCCTGATGAATTTTCTCCTGTTTCTTCTTCTCCTCCCGCTCAGCCGCTTTCGCCGCCTTCTCTTCCTCAGTCATCGGCTTGCGGCCAGCTTTCTTGGGTTCTTGCGTTACATCCTCGGGCTCGGGGGCGCTTTCTTTCTCCACGTCCACGATATGAACTTGTCCCAGATCATCAACCACAACATTCCCTTTTTCAACAAGACGTTCCCATTCCACGTCGAGTTCATGGCGTATCGATCTGAGTGTATCGTCAATCTTGGTTACTTTCTTCGCCCAGCTTTCACGGCTTGCTGCGTTTGCCTCCGGGTCTTTCATGAGCAGTCGCAGGTTCTCCCTCGCTTCGTCCATCTCTCTCATCAGCGGTCCGTACTGCGCTGCTCTCTCTTGCGTCTTCTGTGGCAAGAGATGTGCATACTGGTCGATATGACGTGGGCGTACAGGAATCCCCAGCTGCACAGGCACTTTTTCTTGTGGCTTTGCCACGGGAGCAACAGCGACAGTCTCCTTTCCTACAGGTGGTTTCGGCTGTCCTTTTGATTCTGTATGTTTTCGGTCATCATCAGCCTCCGGCTTCTGGCCGACGTTAGTCGTCTGTGTTCCAGGCGATGGGACATCCTTCTTTCTGCCCTCCTTTGTATCAGACAAGATATTCACGATCTGACGGATTGCTCTCCACCCGCTCTTTGTCCACAATACAGAAGGCAGCCATGTGTCTGCAACATCTACTAATGCGCTCATTAACCGTACTCCCTCATGTACTGCATCACTGTCTTCTTTCGACCATCGAGCCGACAATAGCATTATATTCTGCGACTTGGCCATCGGACGGTCTGTAAGCTCCAACAACCGTGCTCCGTCAGAGCGCAGCCACTCCCCCACTCTGTTCAGATAAGCTGTCTTTTCTTTCTCCGTCATCTTTTCGATGCCAGTCAGATACTCACTATTAAGCAGTTTCTTTATCATATAATTATAACAGTTATTGTTTTTTCTCGCAAGATACTATGGATATGCTTCGAGGTCAAGGGCAGACACCCTTTGAGCTTATGGATGCGCATCGGAATAAAGCGCCTGTAATCCTATAGGTTATAAATGTTTATATTATCCGCAATCAGTAAAATCTTCTATTCATAGCCATGGTCAATTTGGCGTATCCTCTCTTGAGATATATGGATAATCTTCTCATAGTCCATCCTTCTGCTGTCGCCCTCCTTATGTCGCAACACTCTCTTTACTATGTCGGCATCCCAAGGGTTGAGATTATACGCCAGCCATATCGTCCACGCCTGTATGATATGCTGAGAGTAATCAGATTTACCCACATTGGCTGA